AGCAGGATGAATACGCAGCACAGAAAGTAACAGACTTACGTCATGAGTTGATGATGCGTCAACTTAATGGCGGAGAAAATCAGGAAAAACCACGCCCTGATGGCAGTGATAGAAACAATTAATGTGGTAGATTGAGGGAAACTTAATGTCTGACGAGATGGTGATGCAAACTCCCGATTCACCAGCGGGGGCGACGGATATAGGTTTACGCGATGCATTCGCTGGCTTTATTCAGGAGAACGCCGATTCTGGACAAGAGGCACAAGGGGCGATAGGTGCCGTAGACGCCGGTTTAGATGTAGACAACGACGCGTATTTGAACGATTTGCTTGGTGTGGAAACACCAGGAAATGTTCCGTACGAACGTTTTCGCGAGGTCAATGAACGTGCTAAGCAAGCAGACCAGATAACTTCTGAGTTTGATGCATGGCGCGGGGTGATTGACGAATTCAAGCAACTTGGTTATAACAGCGCCGCTGACATTCAGGTCGCTTTGGACGCCCAACAACAGGCGAACGAAGAAAACGAAATTGCACAGCGCTATCAACAACTGCAAGACGCAAATGTAATTGATCCTTACAACGCGCAGCTGCAGCAAGAAGCGGAACTTACAAAGTTGCGCTACGAGCGACAGATGCAAAAGGTCAACACATATTTGTTGCAACAAGAGCAATCTCAAGCAATGTCTCAGTATCCGTTGGCAAACCAAGCTCCTGATCTAGTTCAAGGTCTTGTTCGTTCTGGTATGAAACCACTTGAGGCAGCTCAAGCAGTAGATTCACAGATTCGTGCATTGACTCGCAAGCTAGTTCCAGAACTTGCTTCTAAGTTGCAGGGACAGGCAGCACCTACTCCTATGGGTAATGGTCAAGCAGCAGCTCGTCCATCTTCCTCACAGCAGGGTCAAGGACTGTCGACAATCTCTCAGCTTTTAGGTATCTCTCGTAATCGAAACTCAATGTAGGTAAAAGAATATGGCAATCGACTTTAACGGAGCCCTTACGCTTGCTGATTATGCATCTATTTCAAATGATCCTCTTGTAAAAGAGATCACAAAGAGTCTGCATAAGACATGGAACGCGCTTAAGGATATTCCACTCTCAACCAACCCAAGCCTTCGTCAGACGGGTATGCGCTACCTTAACGCAAACATCCCTACGCCTAACTGGACTGGACTTAACTCTGAACCACAGACATTCAAGTCTAAGCCAAAGTCGTACGAAGAGCAGCTCTACATTCTGCGTAACAAACTGACAGTTGACCGCCGCATCTTGGATCAGCCAAATGCAATTGTTGACCCAGTTGAGTCGCAGATTCAGATGTTCCTCGAAGGCTTCGCGTATGATTTTAATGACAAGTTCATTAATAACGATCCTACGTCGGCTGTTGCTGGTAACTCACAAGACTGTTTCCCTGGTCTTAACTACCGCTTGAAGAATAACGCTGATTATGACATCCCAGGTGAAATGATCATTTCTTCTTCGGCAGATTTGTCCACAAACACAACGTCTGGACTTCTTGTTGCAGCTAACGGATCTGGTAGTGCAAACCGATTTATGGCTGAACTGCAAAACCTGTTTGACAACATGAACGCACCAGATGGTGATGGCATCGTTTTGTACATGTCAGAACTTGCTAAGCGCCAGATTGAAATGGCAATTCGTGTTATGGGTATTGGTGCTGGTTTTGACATCACCCAAGACAGCTACGATCGACCAGTAGAAAAGTACAAGAATGCCACCATTCGTACTGTTGGTCGTAAGGCAGACGGTACAACGCCAGTTATTAGTAATACACAGACACAATCTATTACACAGGCGTTGCTACTTGGTGTTAACCCAGCAGCTCGCCAGACTTCTATCTATGCAGTTCGTTACGGAACTGGATATGTAACTGGATGGCAGTCTGAACCGTTTAAGCCTAAGTACCTTGGTCTTAGCAACGAAAACGGCATCATGCATAACGTTCTGTTCGACTGGGGCGTAGGTTTGTGGATTCCACATAATCGCGCAATCGGTCGTCTTGACGTAGTCGTTAGCCCGTAATAAAGGAATAGGTGAAAAATAATGGCACGTGATCTTAAACTAGCCAACTGGACTTTTACCACTGCTAGTGGTTCAAGTGTAATGCCACTTACGCAGAGTACACCAACCGGTGATCCAGCAAATACAGCAGGTACCTTCACTCTTAATGCTGGTGCAGCTGCCGCTGGCGGAGTTGGTGTATTTCGAGGAGCTTCTGACGCTAAAAACGTCGCTGGCTTCATTAACTCAAAGATGGATAGTTCCTCGTTTGCAAACTTCATTGCAGGTAACGAAGTGTCGTCAATTGCTAACCAACCAGCGCTCTGGGGTAACACGTCGTACAAGAACATGTACGCACGTGCTGCTGTTTCCATTGGCGCACAGGTAACTGGATCTACAGTTCTCTGGCCGCAGGTTGCTGGTGGTTACATTGTCCTTGAAGGCGCTTACGACAATGGTGCTGCTACCCCAGCTGCAGGTGGTCTTTGGGTTCCAATTTCTGGGCCTATTCCACTTATTAGTGGCGTTGCGGCATTGTCTACAACTGCATCTGTTACTCTTGCATCTAGTGGTCTGTTTGTAACAACTACAAATCACTTCCTTGTACCAGGTGATCAGATTGTATTCAGCTCTGTTGGTGGTCTTGGAGGAGCTGGTGTACCAGTTGTAGATCAGGTCTATCAGGTCCTTGCAACACCATCACAGACGACGTTTACAATTGCAACTTTGGCAGCACCGACAGTTGCTCTGGTTGTAACGGGTACGTCTACTGGTGCTGTAGTTCAGAAGTTGCTTGCACCTAACGGCGTCACAAAGATTGTTTCTGCTCCTATGACGCAGAGCCTTCGACCTTGGACCCGTTGGGCTGTTCATTACTTCAATACTTCCAACACCAACGTTTCTACTGTTACCATTAGCAAAACAGCTCTCGTCCTTGGACGTGACAATGCAATAGTGGGATAATAGACGCATGACAAGGGCAGAGATCAAACGGCAAATCCGACTTTTAGGACAGCATTATTTTAGTGGTGACCTAGATCAAGATCCGTTTGGTCTTGACCTTTTGGTGAACGAGACGGCCAATGATGTAGCCAG